CACCGTATGCAGACTCTCCTGGACCTATACGGGAATGATCCCGTTCCGATCAATCTGATTCAGGGCGATCGGTATGATCTCAGACCCTCTCAGTGGTATCCTGGAGAGATGGAACGCATCTACCAAGACCGTCTTTCAAGCTCTCCACTAGAGTTGCTAAGGAGAGAAATTCAATTTGGAGGGCGCCCCGTAGAGCTCTCTCCCCTGTGGATGAGGGATTAACTCATGGCTCCGCGCATTCCTAAGCAAAATGCACGATTCTTCGACGTTGAAGGCGTATCAGCACGCGGTCGTTCTGTGTTGGAGATGTTGCGCGGTTATGCCGGCGCACCTTCACAAGCGTCTGTAATGCGTCCCGGCGAAACGGAAGCGTATGGTCTCGGAGAAACGGCTGGCGTGGCCGAAATGCTCATTCCTGGCGCTAGCATGGCCAAAGGCGCGCTCGGTGCTATGCTCGCCGGAGTGATCAAGCCACGCGGCGGGAATTGGCTTACGGGCGGCGTTGAAAGCTCAATCAGCAATCTTTTTGAAAGACTTGGAGAAACAGATCCTCAACGACTCGCAGCGCTGCGAGAGCAAATGGGAAATCCAGAACTAGGTCGTGCTGGAGAGGCGCTCGGGCGCTGGATTGAAGGCCCGCTCACGAAGTACATCAAGCGGGACATGGCCACACCTGAAGACCCTGTTCGTAAGTTGGCTGAAGAGGGCATTCTACACTACGACCCGATAGCCAATGATGACATTCGCTCTGGCGCAGACTACGTTCGTAAGTTAGCACGCGACAGGGGTTTTCCGAGCGTCAAGCTAGGTAAGTCTGATTTGGCCCAACGCTGGGAGAATTTGACCGATATTCATCTTGAGCCAAATTACGTAGGAAAAGGTAATCCTCTGCCATTCCCAATCAGACAGAATAAGTCGTTCAGTCAAGACATGGAGTGGCTGGAAAGGGTGCGGAATGCCCCAGAAGAGTCCCAACTTTTTGGTAGCTATGTGGACCCCGGCATGTCAAGAGAAGTAGGCTTCAACCATCTCGTTGATGAACTCAGCAACGCCATGAACCCTGAGTCCGGCCTGCCTCGCAATCTGCTCCTGCGCCCTGAGCAGATGCAGCAAATGGGGATGGAGAAAGCCGTTCGGCACGTAGATGCTATCAACAAATGGCGTGCTGCTCAGCAAGCAGCGGCCAACACCGAACTGGCCAACAAAGCCGCTGTGCTGCGCGAGTACCCAGATACGCCCGAATTGCCGAACCCGAAGGGGTTGCGGTGGGTGGAATTGTCCCCTGATGAAGAGCTGGCCAAGATGTACAAAGAGGGCATTCCATCGGGCGCTGAGAATGCTCAAAGATACAAAGAAAAGCTGAGTGCGCTAGAAAAGCAACTCAAGTATGAAGGCGATACCATGGGGCACTGTGTCGGCGGCTATTGCCCTGAGGTGCTGGAAGGCCGCAGCCGCATTTTTAGCCTTCGTGACGTCAAGGGTGAACCCCATGTGACGGTGGAGGTAGGTCCGGGACTCAAACCCGACTTTGAGAGGCTGGTCGACAAGGCTTACAAATCTGGGGACCACTCTCGGTTTGAAAGGGAGTTTGATCGAATCAATGGCCTTGGGGCCTATGAGCTCCTTGATAGACGGATGCTAGAGGAAGGTATGGGAGAGGACCTCTGGGACTTCACCCATTATGCCCTGCGGAGGCATCCCGAAACAATGGTTCGGTGGGCTCAGCCTAGCATCAAGCAAGTCAAGGGCAAACAAAACCTCGCCCCCAAGGACGAATATCTTCCGTTCGTTCAGGACTTTGTTCGCAACTCTCCATTGGGAACCAACTGGGGCCAGGTCGGAGACCTGAAGAATACAGGCCTACGTAAGGTTGGCGACAAGTATGTCACGCCGGACGAGTTGAAAAATGTGCCGAAAACTGCAGACGGGTTGCCTATTGGCTACCAACCCCTGGACGATCTGCCTGAATGGAGGGGTGGGGGCCTGGTGACCCAGCCGGACTATTTCGACGATCTGGATGCTTTTCTGGGGAGATAACCATGCCGCTCAAGAAATCTGCCAGTAAGAAGGCGTGGAAGCCCCAAGAACCAGCGGTGGCCATCGCTTTGGAAGTTCAACGTAGGGCTAAGAAGAAGGGAAAGAAATGATGGATGAGGATGATCTGATTCTGGAAGAGGACGGCTCGGCCATCATCGAGGATATGATGAGTGTGGAGGTGGACGGGTCCGACTTCTATGAGAACTTGGCCGAAAAGCTTCCTGAAACCCTTATGATTCAGGTGGCCGAAGAGCTGCATGAGTCCGTGGTTCGAGACAGGACCTCTCGCAAGAAAAGGGATGAGCAATATGAAGAAGGACTTCGTCGCACGGGCCTGGGTGATGATGCTCCGGGAGGGGCAGAATTTGATGGTGCCTCTCGCGTGGTTCATCCTGTGTTGGCAGAAGCCTGCGTGGATTTTTCAAGTCGTGCCATTCGGGAACTCTTCCCAGCGCAGGGACCGGTCAAAACTTCGGTAATAGGGGAAGCCACTCCCCAGAAGCTGGAACGCGCGGAGCGCAAGAAGCGCTTCATGAACTGGCAACTTACTTCCCAGATTGGAGAGTATCGAGCCGAGTTGGAGCAACTCCTGACTCAGCTCCCCATGGGTGGTAGCCAGTACCAGAAGTTTTGGTATGATGAGCGATTGGGGCGGCCTCGCACCGAATTTATTCCGATTGATGACATCTATCTCCCCTACTCAGCCACCGACTTCTACACCACTCCTCGGCTAACCCATCGGCAGCTCATCAGTCGAACGGAGTTCCGGAGTCGAGTGAAGTCGGGGCTCTACCGGGACATCTTTATTCCGGACTCCAACAATCTTCCTGAGCCGTCAGCTTCTGAGCAGGCTAATGATAAGATCGAGGGTCGAGAAGAGGACGGCTACAATGAGGATGGGCTCCGAGAGGTGTGGGAGATTCAGGTCGATTGGGCCTTCGAGGAGGACACCCTCTCGGGAGGGGAATCGGCCCCTTACATCCTGACCATCGACGAGGACACTCATAAGGTCCTGAGCATTTATCGCAACTGGAGAGAGTCGGACGCCCGGTTTCGAAAGCTTGATTGGATCGTTGAGTGGAAGTTCATCCCCTGGAGAGGGGCCTATGCCATCGGGCTTCCCCACCTGATTGGAGGGCTTTCGGCGGCACTCACCGGTAGCCTTCGAGCTCTCCTGGACTCCGCTCATATCAACAACGCGGCTTCAATGCTGAAGCTGAAGTCGGGTCGAGTGGTGGGCCAGAACACTCAAGTCAATGTGACTCAGGTCACGGAGATCGAGGGTCCGGCTGGTATCGATGATATCAGAAAGCTGGCCATGCCCATGCCTTTCAACCCGCCGAGCCCGGTGCTTCTGGAGTTGATGGGGCAGATCTATGGCCTGGCCAAGGGAGTGGTCTCCTCCAGTAATGATGCGTTGCAGAACGTGGGGGACCGAACTCCGGTGGGCACCACGATGGCGCTCATCGAGCAAGGCGCTCCCACCTATTCGGCGATCCATGCCCGCTTGCATGAAAGTCAACGAAAGACTCTGGAGATCCTGCACCGCATCAATGAGGACTTCCTGAATCCCGACCAAGTCGCGGAGGATTTGGGGGAGGTGCTGGTCACCCCTGAGGACTTTCAGGGGTCTCTCGATGTTCTACCAGTCAGTGACCCCACCATCTTTTCCGAGGCCCAGCGGTTTGCTCAGGTTCAGTCCATCGTGCAGATGTCCCAGGATCAGGCGGTGCCCTGGAACAAGATCAACGTTTATCGCCGAGCCCTGAAGCAGATGCGGGTGGAGGCCATTGATGAGCTGTTGCCAGCTCCCAAAGACCCCATCACCGAGGAACCGCTGGTTGAGAACTTCTTGGTCATTCAGGAGGGCCAACAGATCAAGGTCGGTCCGGACCAGGATCATCTGGCCCACGCTCAGGCTCATTTGAGCCATATCCTAGCCCCCTGGGTGATTCAGAACCCCTTCGTCCCCCCTCAGCCCCTGCTGGCCATTCTGGGCCATATCAATGAGCACCTGATGTATTTTTATTCGGGTCAGTTGGCTATGGCCGTGGAGGGGCTTTCGGCTCAGGGACTGCCCACGGACCAGGCCATGATGATGGCTACTCAGCAACTCGGTCCGATGTGGCAGCAGCAGATCATGCCGTTACTCCAGCAGATGCAGCAGGCTCAGCAGGCTTTGCAACAGCGCATGCCCCCGCCTCAGCTGCCCCCCGAGGTTCAAGCCAGTGTTCAGATCGCTCAAATGGACACTCAGCGAAAGGCCCAGGCGGACCAGGCGGCGATGCAGCTTCGTCAGACTCAGATGCAGGCGGATCAGCAAGAGTCTCAGGTTGAAATGGCCCTGAAGCAGCAGCAGGCTCAATTTGACCAATTCATGGCCCAACAGGAACTGCAACTTAAGCATCTGGCCCAACAAGTCGAGATTATGAAGAATGATGCCGACAATCGCCAGAAACAGCTGACTGAGCTCCTGAAGAATAGGGATGATAATGATACTCAACTTATCATTAAGGCTCAGGAGGGTGATCGGCAATTGGTTGAGAGCGTGATTCAGGCGAAACTGGCTAGTGACAACTCACTCGATAAGGGGTAAAATCATGATCAATTCTCGTAAAGAGGCTCCCGTGACCCAAAAGAAGAAACCCAAGAAGAAACCCGAAGAGGGTGGGTGTGGTTGCGGTGGAGCGGTTAAGAAGGGCCGAAAGAAGTGATTCAAGACCAGGTCTTCAATAGCTTACTGATGTCGCTCAGGGAGAGCGAGGCTGAGGTATTGGAGGCCCTGGGCTCGAAGGCTTTTGAGTCCTTGTATGAGTTGGGGTTGGCCCAGGGCCGTCTTCGGGGATTGAAAGAGTCCAGACAGATTCTGACCAACGCTTTGGAAGAGTTTGACAAGTAATCCATCCACACTCGCCGGCCAGCGAGGAAGCGACACCCAGACGCTTCGGGTGGATGGACCACATCTGGGAGGGAGAATCGTATGATTCCAGCATCGCAACTTCAAGACGCATTTCCCGAGGTCAACCCGGGGGTTCATCCACTGGGAACTCGCATCCTGGTTCAACTCCGCACCGTTCGGACCAAGACGGCCTCCGGCCTGATTCTGGTGGATGACACCAAGCAGTTCAACAAGGTCACCACCCAACTGGGCAAGGTTCTTACCGTCGGACCCATCGCCTTCTGCAACCGTAGTACGGGCGAACGCTGGCCGGAAGGCGTGTGGGCTGAACCGGGTCACCTGGTCCGCATTCCGAAGTACGGCGGCGACCGCTTCGAACGGAAGATCCCCGGAACGGACGACACGGCCCTGTTCTGCCTGTTCTCGGACCATGAAATCATCGCTCGGGTCGATCCCGAGGCCTTCGAAGAACTTGACGAGATCCTCTGACATGGACAACGAAGTCATGGATTTTGGTGACGCTCTCCGAGCCCTGAAGGCTGGCGAGAAAGTCGCCCGAGCTGGCTGGAATGGCAAGGGGATGTGGCTCTCGCTGTCCTGCGATGGGGGTTCGCTAGCAATGGCCAGAAGCATCCCCTCTCAGGGGTTCTGGTCGGAGAACAACCGTCGATATGCCGAAGACAACGGGGGTCACGCAACCGTCCTGCCGTGTATCACGATGAAAACAGCGACCGGCGAGATCCTGATGGGTTGGCTGGCTTCGCAAAGTGACATGCTGTCCGAAGACTGGGTGATCGTGCGATGACCGACGATGACATTGAACGGGAAATCCGCTCCAAAGGATTGACCGCGCCGCGCGTCACGCCGGCTGACATCGAAGCGAACATCGCCAGTGAGCACTACTTCACTGCCGAGCAAGGAGCGTTCGCAGCGTTCAATCCACCGAAGGGCAGCGACGTGGCTCCCCCGGCGCTTTCGCTCCTGACCTTCTGCGTCCTCGTGCTCCGCAACGGCTTCACCGTGACCGGCGAGAGCGCATGCGCCAGCCCGGCGAACTTCGACGCCGAGCTCGGCCGCAAGATCGCCCGTCAGAACGCAGTCGACAAGATGTGGCCGTTGATGGGCTACGCACTGAAAGAACAACTCAACAAGGAGTGATGAAGATGGCTGAGAAAGACATCGAGTTTGACCTGGAAACCGGCGAAGAGCTGGTCCAAGAAGTGAAGCCCGAGGGGTCGGATGAGTCGGATGACCATCTGGAGACCGACCGGGAAGAGGTCTCCGTAGAGGGGTCGGATGACTTGGATGACCCTGATGAGGATGACCTCTCCAGTCACTCCGACGAAGATCGAGAAGCTATTCGAGCCCGTCGTCGGGAAGAACGCAAACAGCGAAAGCAAGCTCAGCGAGAGCGTGAAGACACTCTCCGTCGTGAGCTGGCCGCCTCCAAGGCGGTGATCGATGAGCTTCGCTCCAAGGTGGAGGGTATCGAGCGCCGCAATACTGGCTCGGAACTGGCTCAGCTGGACAACGCGAAGAAGCAGACGGCCCAGGAATACGCCTACTTCAAGGACCAGATTCGAGTGGCCACCGAGTCTGGCAACGGAGCCCTGGTGGCGGACGCCACGGAAAAGATGCTCCAGGCTCAGCAGAAGTTCAACCAGCTTCAGGCCTACGAGCAGTCCTATCGCCGGCGCCAGGCGACACCTCAGCCCCTGGACCCCCGGCTTGTGGATCAGGCCAGGAACTGGATGGACAACAACAAGTGGTATGATCCTTCCGGCCGCGACCCTGATTCCCGTATCACTCTGACCCTGGACCAGCAGCTGGCCGAGGAGGGTTGGGACCCTACTACTCGAGAGTATTGGCAGGAATTGAATACGCGAGTGAAAAAGTATCTCCCGCACCGCGGAAATAGTGGTAAAATCAGTGGTACCAAGCCTCGAACCACTGTTTCGGGTTCCGGTAAGGATAGCGGGTCACGTACTTCGAATCAATCTTTTCGGCTTTCGGCCGAACGAGTCCAAGCTCTCAAGGATGCTGGACTCTGGGATGATCCGAAACAACGGGCTGAAGCGGTCCGTCGGTTCCGGGAATACGATCAACAGAATGGCAACAAGGCTTAAGGAGCGATCAGATGAGCGACAGCAAAGTGATGGGTAATGAGGACCGGCTGAAAAAGTCGGCGGCCCCGGACGTGCGAGCCGATCGCGAGACTCAAGATTTCGCCCGAACCCAGGAAGATGGGACTTCGATGACCATGGAAGAGCGCATTCGCATGATCCGCTCTGAGTGGCACCAGGAAGTACTCCCGACCCCCCCGGCGAGGCCCGGCTGGCACTACTGCTGGCTTTCCACGACCAACAGCTCCGATCCTATCTACAAACGCATGCAGA